CCAACAACTACCCAACTGACTTCAAGTTTGAGGAGAAGGCACAGCTAGTGCGCTTCTTGGACAACGAGCCATTCGCTGTTTACCAGCAGCACTGGGTACAAGTTCCAAATGACAACGGAAGCCTGTCTTGGCGCTCGTTTGTTGCTCTAGGTGATGATGACCCGCTAACTGTTATTGCAGGTCTTACCCCTCGTCCAAAAGCAGCTTTCAACATCCTGAACCTCTCGCTAGAGCAGCCAGAAGTTCAGACTCTAACCGCATCAGTAACTCTTGCACGACAGCTTCAGGCTGCCAACGAGGACCCACGCCGTGGACCTCTAAGCAAGTACTACTGGGCAATCTCTCGTCAGGGAATGGGTCGTGAGACTCAGTTCACTGTAGACCGCGTCAAGGCCACTGACCTTGCCGAGGAGTGGGAACTTGACTACGAAGAGATTGACGCAATCGCAGCTACTGCCCCTCGCTACGATGCAAAGTCAATCTACGTGAAGACCTATGAGGAGCACCTCAAGGTCGCACGTCAGCTAGTCGGTACTGGTACCAACTAGTCCCACACCAAATCGGGGAGGTCACGCCGTCTCCCTCCTCTCTTGCTAGCGTGACCTCCCCCACAATCTTTACGGGGCCGTATGAATATCAACACCACACACGAACAACTTCAAGAGTTCGTATCGCACTACTCTAAAGTGCCTGCTTTTGCCTTTGACCTTGAGACAATTGGCGAGCACAGAATTTTGCCTGTTATCAACGACGTTTGTTGGATTGCGTTTGCTACTGAGGGACGAGTAGACGTTATTCCTATGGGACACCCAAACGGTGCGTTTGAGTTTTATACAAAGCCATTACTAAAAGCAGGTCAGGCACAAATTGCCAAGGGCCGTGCTCTAACTGATGCTCACTTCTCCAAGAACAAGGCGCACTGGATTCCGCAGTTTGGTGAAGCCCCAAAGCAGCTCAACCCTGCTGAAGTATTTTCTGCTATTAAGCCACTAATGTTTGGCACTCAACTTAAGATTGGTCACAACGTTAAGTTTGACCTGAAGTCTTTGGCGAAGTACTACCGCGGACAAGTCCCTTCTAAGCCACACTTTGACACGCTGATGGCTGCGTTCATTATTAATAACCAGAATAAGTTTGACCTAGGTCTACAGGCTTGCGTAAAGCGTGAGCTTGGCATTGAGATTGAAAAGGGTGTTGGAGAAGACATCTCTCAGCACGACTTCGACACTGTGGCAAAGTACGCAGGTATTGACGCTGAGGTGACTTGGAAGCTGTACAAGGCTTTGGCCCCTAAGCTTGAGGGCAAGCTTCAGAGCGTTTGGAAGTTAGAGATGGATGTGCTAGGCGCTCTTTGCGACATGGAGCTAACTGGAGCGTACATTGACCAGAAGCAGCTCACCAACTTGTCAGAGCAAATCAGTGAAGACCTAGAAGCCGCCAAGACTAAGGCGTTCCAAGTTGCTGGGAAAGTGTTTGCGATTAACTCCGTGCCAGTAAAGCAAGAGCTTTTGTTTGCAGAGAACCCTGACACTGGCAAGCCTCGACTAAAGCCAAACGCTAAGTTCCAGAACGCTTTGACTCCTAAAGGTAAAGAAGCAGTACGCCGTAAAGAAGAGCTACAGCCAAGCATGTTTTCTGTGAGTGCAGATGCTCTTGAAGTGTTTAGAGGTAAAGACGAGCTAGTAGACGCTCTTCTAGAGTATCAAGACCTTAACAAGCTTATGACCACCTACGTTACCCCTTACACCGGAGGTGAGGTAGAGCGTGAGACTAACGGTAAGAAGAAGACCATCACCAAGAAGAGCTTGCTAATCAACGGCAGAGTTCACACTAACTTCAAGGCTCACGGTGCAGAGACTGGTCGATTCAGCTCCTCAGAACCAAACCTTCAGAACATTCCGTCTTCAGGAGAGTACGGCAAGCTAGTTCGTAACTTGTTTATTGCTCCACCGGGGCACAAGCTCGTGGTTGCTGACTACTCCCAGATTGAGCCACGAGTAATCGCCGCCCTTTCCCAAGACCCAGTTCTAATGAATAACTACCTAACTGGCGGAGACATCTACACCACTATCGGTGACACCATGGGTGTAGACCGTAAAGCAGGAAAGGTGCTTGTATTAGCCATATCTTATGGAGTAGGTCCTGACAAGATTGCTGCTTCAATTGGGTGTAGCGTTACTGAGGCAAAGGACCTGCTAAGAAACTTTGAGCAGAAGTTCGTGTCAATTAGCCGCTATAAGTCCCGTGTTGTAATGCTCGCTAAAGAGCGCAGGCCGATTCCATACGTTGAGACTCTGTTTGGTCGCCGCCGTTACATCCCTGACTTGCTCAGCAAAGAGACTGGTCTTCTAGCTAGGGCAGAGCGCCAAGCGTTCAATACGGTTATTCAGGGTTCTGCTGCCGACATTATGAAGCTGGCACTTGTGCGTGCCCACGCTTCGTTTGTTCAAGAACCAGATATAAACTTGATTCTAACGGTTCACGATGAATTGGTAACAATTACTCCAGAAGACCGTGCAGAAGAGACCGCAGAAGCTATTAGGAGAGCTATGGAAGGCATTAAGATTCCGGCCATTACAGTTCCCCTTATTGCCGAAGTAACCATCGTAGACAAGTGGGGAGAGGCTAAGTGAAGTGGTTTAGTAAGCGTTCAGCAGAACCTACAATTTCTGAGATTAACGCACGGATTAGAGGGTTTATTTTGGACTCTCAAATTACTGACGCTCACGACATTAGCGTCATTCTAGGTTGCGGCCCAATCAGCGAAGAGCTTGCAGAGAAAGAAGAGGACGAGAGCGAAAAGCGTTTAGATAAAATCTCGCACTTGATGCCTATGATTTACGCTCACTCTCAAGCTCTTGCACAAGGGTCTATTGAATACCAGAGAAGTAACGTGCCTGAGTCTTTACAGTCTCTACCAGACGAGTTATGGTGGGATAGCAGAAAACTACTAGAGCAAGTCTCCTCAGCCGCTATTGTAGGTTCTATAGCTCAGTTGGTTGACATGGGACTACTAGAAATTCCGAAGAGGTATCGATGAATAACGCAGACTGGTGGGCAAAGAAGCTTCAGGAACAGCAGCCTACCCCACCCCCAGCAAGGACTCAAAGCGTCCCTCAGGCACCCTCTCAGGTTCCAATGACAGCTTATCAAGCCCCAGCACCTCAGCAGCCTGTAGTAAAGGCGCAGAGCGCCTCACAGACCACCGCGTGTCCTGACTGTGGTTCTGACAAGTACTTTGGATTTAATGGCTCTAAACCGCGCTGCTATGAGTGTGGTTACCCTATGGAGCAGTCCGGAAGTAAATACGGCTCATTAACAGGTGCTAGGGTAGTAGGAGATGCCAAGGGCGCTAGAGGTAATGACGCTACCAACAATTACAATCCACAAGGCATCATTGGAAGGGTAGATTAATGGAGTCACCAGTAGTTCCACTAGAAATCGCTGCCGAGCACTACCGAGACGGTATGGTACGCGGTAAGACCGCAGGTATCGCAGAAGAGCAGCTTAGGATTATCGCTTTGCTAAAAAGCAAGGGGCTGTACGACGCTGTACTAGCTATTAAAAACAACAGCAATAGGGAGAATAACAATGGCATCTAAGAAGAAGCAAATTAGAGTTTTGACTGAGCAGGTTGAGTTCCTACAGACTCTTGTAGACGTAATGCGGGTGTATTACAGCGAAGAGTACGAAGCAGGACTTGAGTCTGGAAGAAACTGTGCGCTAGACAACATTGACTCAGCAATTGAGATAAAGCGTAATGAAAATGATGAAGTTGCCGTAGCAGTACTTGAGTGGGCAAAAGAAAGGCTCTAATGGAGCTTAGCGAAGGTTACCAAGAAGACCTACAAAACCATTTTGAAGATGGTTACAAGCTGGGTCGTGAAGACGAGTTGGCTCGTTGCATGACTATGGTTAAGCTAGATATGCTTTTATCAGAGGAAGTACGCACCCGTGTACTAGACCTACTAAGAGGAGGAAAAGATGAATCCTGAAGTCGCTAAGATTATGGCGCAACTAAACAAGCGCTTTGGTGACAATACGGTTGTACTAGGCGAGAGCATCCGCTCAGACCTATTAAAGAGAATTACTACTGGCTCTACTACCTTTGACTACGTCCTAGGTGGCGGGTTTCCAGCAAACCAGTGGAATGAACTCATCGGAGAGCCAAGCCACGGCAAGACTGCGATTGCTCTGAAGACCATTGCTGCTAATCAAGAGGCTAACCCAGACCACATGACTGTGTGGGTAGCTGCTGAGCAGTGGGTTCCAGAGTACGCAGAGATGTGTGGTGTAGACACTAGTCGTGTCATCGTTGTAGAGACGAACGTTATGGAAGAGGCATACCAAGCTGTAATTGAGTTTGCCGAGTCCAAGGCTATTGATGCCATCGTAATCGACTCTCTACCAGCACTAAGCCCAGCTCCAGAGATGGAGAAGGACATGAACGAAATGACTGTTGGTAAGGGGGCGTTGCTCACCAACAAGTTCTTCCGTGTAGTTGGTGCTGCTATGAAGCGTTCTCTAGTAGAAGACGAGCGCCCTATTCTAGGTTTGATTATCAATCAATACCGTATGAAGATTGGTGTAATGCACGGAGACCCACGCACTACCCCCGGTGGTGAAGGCAAGAACTACGCGTTCTTTACCAGAGCTGAGGTAAAGCGTGACGAGTGGATTGAAGAAGGTACAGGAGTCAACAAGGTGCGTGTAGGTCAGCGCATCAAGATTCGTGTTATCAAGAACAAGACCGCTCCTCCACAGCGTGTAGCCTACGTAGACTTCTACTTCCAAGACACTGCGTCTAACTTTGCTGGTGACTTCGATGTTGCCCGTGAGGTCGCGGCCATGTCCATGGTCAAGGAAATCGTAGACCGCAAGGGCGGATGGATTTACTACGGTGAGCGCAAGTGGCAGGGCCAAGACTCTTTCGTAGCCTCGCTTCGTGAGGAGCTTGACTTGTTGTCAGAGCTTCGTGCTAAAGTGTTATCTATACCAGATTCATTTGTAGGAGCGAGCGATGAGTAAGATGAATGAGCTGTCCATAGCAGAGCAGGAAGAGCTTATGGCACAGCACGAGCAGGAGCAGATTGAGGGCTTCCGTAAGGATGGCCAGCAGGAGCTACGTAACCGTCTAGTGTGGGTATTAAACCGCGACATTACAATGGCTATTAGAGCTGGCAAGCACACTCAGTACACCGAAGGTCTCCTTCACGCTCTCAAGCTAGTGGAGAACCCACTATCGTGAGGTCTGAAGGACAGAAGCAATCTCGCAAGCACGAGGACCGTCTAGCTAAGGCTATTGGCGGTTCTCGTACTGCTGCTTCTGGAGCGTTCTGGTCGCGCAAGGGCGATGTGCGGTCAGAAGAGTTGTTGATTGAGCACAAGTGGACTGGAAAGAAGTCCAAGACAATTCAGTCAGCAGAACTCAAGAAGATAACAAACGAGGCAATCATGGACGGGCGTATGCCTGTGTTTGGAATGCACTTGGACGGGGAGGATTACGTAGTCATGTTGGAAACCGACCTGTTAGAGATAGTGCATAAACTTGATTCTAGATGAACACCTTGACCACTCTTGGAGAGTGGATGCTGCCTGTGCCACCGCTGACACAGAAATCTTCTATCCACCAAGGGACAAAGAACTTTATAACAAAATAGCGGCAGAGGCTAAGGTTTACTGCAACGGCACTAGGAACTCTCCTCCGTGCCCTGTAAGAGCTGAGTGTCTGTGGCAAGCCATCATTACAGAAGAGCAGCACGGTATCTGGGGAGGAATGTCCCACAGAGAACGAAACGCCCTTGTGCGTAAGTGGCAAAAACAATACAGAGGTAAGATAAGTCTTAAAGACTTTGTCTTTAAAGAACGAGAGGGCAAATAATGGCAGTGGCAAAATCAGACTTGAAGAAGTTTCTAGACGCTAAAAAGCACAAGACTAGGCTTGTAGGAGACGTTGAGCGTCACTTGCTTGCTAGACCACTAGGAGACCGTGCGACTGACGTGTTGCACCCTTCCGAGATTATCAAGCGTAACTGGTGCCGTCGTGCCTCTTACTTCTTGCTAAAGGGCTACCCAAAGATTCAAGAGCGACCAAACCTACGCTTACAGTCCATCTTTGACGAAGGCCACGCTATCCACGCTAAGTGGCAGAACTGGTTTTACGAGATGGGCAACCTGCACGGTAAGTTCAAGTGCCTAGCCTGCGGTCAGATTACTTGGGGAACTTCTCCTAGCAACTGTGAGCACTGCGACCACACTCGCTTAGAGTACGCTGAAGTAACTTTGTCCGATGACGCTCTGCGTATTAAAGGACACACTGACGGCTGGATTAAGGGCATTGGTGATGACTGCCTTATTGAGATTAAGTCAATTGGTCCCGGCACTATCCGCAACGAAGACCCCGGTCTATTCCTAGACAGCTCGGACTTCATGGCTGCATGGAAGAATGTTCGCCGTCCATTCAACTCTCACTTGCTTCAGGGTCAGATGTACCTAGAGCTAATGAAGCGTATGGGACACGAGGTCAACGAGATTGTCTTCTTGTATGAGCTAAAGGCAGACCAAGACTATAAAGAGTTTTCTATTAGAGCTGACTACGAACTCGTACGCCACATCTTTGAGAACGCCGAGAAGGTAGTCAAGGCTGTAGAGAGCGACCAAGCACCAGTGTGCAACAACAACGTTGGTGGAACCTGCCCTCAGTGCAACGGATACGAGGAATAATGTCGTACGCCTTAGATAAGCTAGCAGAGCTAGGTCTAGCAATTCAGAAGCCCACTATGGATGTGGGCACTCTACCAGCAGACATTACTTTGCTAAGCAGTGAGCAGCTGGGTGAAAAGTTTACCGTTCTAACTGCTTGGGCAGACTACGCCTCAACTCAACTAGCTATCGCCCAGATTGAGGAGAGGGCTGTTCAGCGTAAGCTCGACTTGCTAGAAAACAAGCTGCTAGTACAGCGAATGGGAACTGCAGTTAAGGGTGAGCGCATTACTCTGGTAAAGGCGCAGATTTCTGTAGAACAGGATGTTCAAGACTTAGCCCTTGAATTTGAAGAGAAGTACGCATACAGGAAACTCGTAGAAATGATGTTGTCCAACTATGAAAGGGATATTGCCCTTGTTAGTAGAGAACTCACCAGAAGGTCAAATGATTTGAGGTCAACTAGAAAAGAATGGTCTCTATAATGGAGAACTCATTGTCCAAATCTAGTCCTAGGAGACCCCAAATGCAGGTTACTGTATACACCACGCCAACATGTCCACAGTGCGACATGACCAAGAAGACCCTGACTAGAGGCAAGATTAACTACGACATTGTAGACCTTTCTGCAGACGCAAAGGCCATGGAGTACGTTACTAAAGAGCTAGGGTACAGTGCAGC